CCTCCGTATAAATCGCGGCGTTGTCCGAAGTGCAGGCAGCGGTGGCGCAAATGCTGGCACAATTTACGCAGGAACAGGCACCGTGACTTCTGGTGTTCCCGCTAATGTCTACCTTAGCATTAACGGTGATGGTGACAACCAAACACTGATGAGTCTTTGGACAGTTCCCGCAGGGTACACTGCTTTTCTTACAAAGATGACTTTATCTACCGGAACATCTACCAACACCAAAGCTGTCTTGAACGCTAGTCTTGTTGCTAGGCCATATGGAGAAGTCTTTCAGATAAAGGAAAGATTTACGCTGACAGATGGTACCCACGAACAGTTCTACACTTTCCCGTTAAGCTTCGCGGAAAAAACAGATTTAGAAATGAGGGCATTTTCTTCTTCGGGGTCTGTGGACTTTAATGTCTCCGCGGCAATGGAGTTTATCTACATTCAGAGCGGTAGCGGACTGTAATGGCCGCCGCTAAAGGCAAGATGCCTCCCCGGAATAAAAAGAACTTCCGTTCTACAAAATCCGGCGCAGGTATGACCAAGAAGGGTGTTGCCGCTTATCGAAAGCTAAATCCGGGATCAAAGTTAAAGACCGCAGTCACAGGTGAGGTAAAAAAGGGGTCTACGGCGGCTAAGCGCCGCAAAAGCTATTGCGCTAGGTCCGCGGGACAGATGAAGAAGTTCCCGGAAGCCGCCAAAAACCCGAACAGCCGCCTTCGGCAGGCGCGTAAACGGTGGAAATGTTAATGGATAAGGCTGTTTTAAGTGTTCTTCTTGCGGCTGTTCTAACTGCTCTTTTGAGCTTGCTCGGTTGGCAAGCGTCTACTTTAATAGACGTTGACAAGCGGACCGAGAGAACGGCTCTCAAGGTTGACGAAAATTATCGTATGATAAAACCCATGTGGGAACAGTTTATTCAATCTCGTAATGTTGTGAGGGCTGATGGCAAAAGTTCGGACAAGCCCCAAACCCGGTAAACCCCAGCTCACTTATTTTCGTAAAGGTGGATCGGTTTCACCCAAGAGTCGGGGTAGTAAGATATGCCCGGCTGGTAAAGCTTGGGCAAAACGTACGTTTGACACGTATCCGTCAGCTTATGCAAACTTAGCGGCTTCAAAATACTGCAAGGACCCTAACTACGCGAAAGCCTCGAAGAAGAGAAAGAAGTCGTAATCATGGGAAAGTTACAGGAGTGGGTTGATGAAAAGTGGGTCAGAATTGATAGCAGCGGTAATATCGCGGGCGAGTGCGGGACTTCAAAGAATAAAAAGAACCCTGACCGATGCTTACCAAGAGCTAAAGCAGCGTCTTTGTCAAAGTCTCAACGTGCCGCTACGGCTCGTAAGAAAAAGCAGGGAGGTTCTCGCGGCAGGACTGTTGTGGCTAATACAGAAGCTGCAAAAGTTACACGAGCGGCTGCGGGAGGAGTAGTTGTCGGAGCCCCCTACCGTAAGCTTAACAAGGGGTGTGGTGCGGTGATGTCGAACCGCCGTAAAAGAACGCTTTATACCTGACATGCTTGAGCAACAGATAAAACAAGAACTCAGGGCGTGGTCTAAGCATGCCCTAGAGAGTCCCTCCCCTTTCTTTAACAACCTGCCCGCATGTCCTTACGCTAAGAAGGCTTGGGAGGAGGATAAGGTGGGGTTTGTCTTCAAGACGGAAGACGACAACCTGTGCCTTTATCAGACAATCGCTGGCTTTGATGACCGCTTCGAGGTCATTATGGTGGTTGATCTATCTTATAAGAAAGACCCGGAAGACTTCGAGGATTTCATACACGCCCTTAACGAAGCCATCTCAGAGGGTATCGTAGGCCAACGGGACGTTTGGGTTATGGGTTTTCATCCCGATGACGACACAGACGACTTGTTGGGCGACGGAACTTTTTCTCCTCTAGTAGATGAAAAGTATGCTATCATTTTTGTGCAGAGACTTAAATCGCTACACGAAAAGTCAAAAACCCTTAAAGCTATGGGGTATTACGACCGAAGCTTCGAAGTTTTTGAAAACACCGACCTCTATGCTCATAGAGAAGAATTGTACAGGAGACTGACAAATGGCGATGAAACCCCGTAAAGCAAAGAAGCCCGTCAAGAAGATGCGCGGTGGCATGGTTAAGAAGATGCGTGGCGGCGGCATGGTTAAGAAGATGCGTGGCGGCGGCATGGTTAAAAAAGGGAAGTGATTAAGTGGCGTTTTCTTCCAGCAAGAACTTCGAGCTTGATGTAAACGAGCATATCGAAGAAGCGTTTGAGCGCTGCGGGCTTGAGGCTCGCACGGGCTACGACCTTCGCACGGCGAAGCGGTCGCTGAACCTGCTTCTTGCTGAGTGGGCTAATCGCGGCATAAATCGTTGGACCATAAACCAGAAAACGGTGGCGCTGGCGAGTGGTGTTGCGGACTACCCGGTCGGTACAGTAACAATGACTGTTAACTCTACGACGGGTTTTCAGGATGGCGAATTGATAACGGGCGGCACGAGCGCCGCGACGGCGTATGTAACCAACGTCAATTCTGCTACGGTTCTCGCGATTACCGTGCCGGACGGTACCTTTGCGGCTAGTGAGACCATCACCGGAGGAACGTCGGGGTCTACTGCGACAGTGTCGTCTGCGGTATCTCTTGAGGACACGCAGGCGTCTATTGATGTTCTCTCCGCGGTAATCCGTCAAAACTCTGGAAGTAGTAACCAGTCCGATTTGAACATCACGCGGATTGGCCGCGACGCGTACCTTAACCTTACGAACAAGCTTTCCACGGGTCGTCCGGTCCAGTTTTACGTAGACCGCCAGATTACGCCCGTTATTAAGTTGTGGCCGACGCCGGACGCTAGTTCTTCGTATGAGTTGGTTCTGGATAGGCTTGTTCGCATGGATGATGCGGACACCCAGACTAATACCGTTGAGGTTCCTTTTCGATTCTACCCTTGTGTTTCGGCGGGTCTTGCTTACTACCTGTCTATGAAATTTTCGCCGGAGAGAACAAACCTGCTGAAAGCCGTTTACGAAGAAGAAATACAACGCGCTATGCAGGAGGACCGCGACCGCTCCTCTCTCCAGATATCTCCCAGCTACAGCTACTATCGTACTTAATATGGCTAGGTTTGCTTCAGGAAAGAACTCCTACGCGATATCGGACAGGTCCGGGTTTAGGTATCGTTACGTTGACATGCGTAAAGAGTGGACCGGCTCACTAGTAGGCAAGGACGAGTGGGAGCCCAAGCACCCGCAATTAGGGCCCTTTAAAGAAGTTGCTGACTCGCAAGCGCTTTACAACCCACGCCCAGACAGAGTAGAGCCTTTGGTCGTCTACGTGGGGGCGTCTTCGTTTCCGCAGGGGAAACCGGATATTAAGGCACAGGGCGTTGTTGGCTTTGTGGCGGTGGTGACAACATGAGTTTTACGTACGCGCAGCTAAAAACAGCTATCCAAGACTTTTCGGAAAACTCCGAAACAAGCTTCGTCAACAATCTCCCGGTGTTCATTCGGGCGGCGGAGGAGCGCATCTTCAAGCTGGTTGATCTGGAGAACTTCCGAAAGAACGCCTTGGCGACAATGACAACCTCGAATAAATACCTTGCCGCGCCCTCAGATTTCTTGTCCGCGTTTTCCCTGTCGATTTCAAACGCAGGCTCTAGCGAGTTTCTGTTGATAAAGGATGTAAACTTCCTTCAGCAGTATTGGCCCGCCGCGAGTTCTACAGGAACGCCAAAGTTTTACGCTCTTTTTGACGATTCGAACTTCTTGATCGCCCCCACCCCGGATAGCGACTATAACGTCGAGTTACATTATTACTACCGACCCGCCAGTCTGACGGATGGCTCCGAGAGCGGTACAACGTGGTTGAGCATCAATGCTCCGAACGCTCTTTTGTACGGTTCTCTGGTTGAGGGTTATATTTACATGAAGGGCGAGCAAGACGTCATGGGAGCATATGAGAAGCGCTTCCAAGAGTCGCTGATGCGGCTTAAAGATTTCGCGGAAGCCCGCGAAAACACGGATGCTTATCGTAAAGGTCTCCCTAGCCAGCCGAGGACCTGATGTTTGCCGCAAAGATAGATATTTCCCCGGATTATCGCGTGACGGTGCAGACGACTAAAAACCGCGGATTTACACCAGAGGAAGTTGCAAAACGGTGCGCGGAGAAGATCATCTCCGTCTCCATGGATGCGCCTCCTGTCATTAGAGAACAAGCGTTTGCTTACCGCGACAAACTAGAAAGCTTGTTGTCATTTTACATGCGGGAGGCTATAAAGAGTGATAGGACTACGGTCTTCAACGCTTTGAACGATGCAGGCCACCCCGAACTGGCTGAGTTGATAAGGAGACTCTGAGATGGCAATCTCACAGGCAATGTGTACGTCTTTCAAAAAAGAGTTGATGACCGCTACGCATGATTTTACCGCGAGCACTGGTAACACGTTCAAACTAGCGCTATATACAAGCTCCGCAACGCTGGACGCCTCGACCACCGCGTACTCGGCGACGAACGAGACTAGCGGTACCGGCTATAGCGCGGGAGGCGGTACGCTCACTAATGTCACGCCGACCACGAGCGGGACGACAGCACTTACAGACTTTGCAGACTTGACGTTCTCGTCCGCGACGATTACGGCAAACGGCGCGTTGATCTACAATGACACCGCAGCGGGTGATCCGTCCGTCGTTGTTCTTGCGTTTGGCGGCGATAAAACTTCAACCGCGGGTGACTTCACGATTCAGTTCCCGACT